ACTATCAAGCATGATCTGGTATTTAAGATTGCTCGTATAGATGTGCTTTTGTTCTGGACGCAGTGTTTGATAGTCTCCACGATCTTTCTGTAACGATACTTCTTCTGGTCTCCAAAAATATCCTAACTGTTGCTTTGTTAGGTTTTCAAATTGGGGGTATTTAAAATTGTCATATCTTTGGACTCCTAAAGGAGCACCAAAGAACATTGGTTGTTTTTTAGTATTAACGTCTTGTGTATTAAAGACGGTCATACCCTTTACATCAGATTGCACAGGATTCACACTCCTCTTCATTAGCATTATCTAACTCAGCAAGCAAATTGTCAAGTTTTGTTTTATCATCCTCAACTTCATCACTCTTCATGTCATGTGTATTCTGATAGTAAGATGTTTTCCATCCCAACTTATAAGTGGTGAGAAGATCTTGTGCCATAACACTTACAGGAACCTCATTATCAGGATAGTTCTCTGGATTATAACTCCAGTTACCACTAATTGCCTGATCAAAGAATTTCTGCATCACCGATACTATATTAATATATCCTTCATTAGATTCCATATCCCAAAGAAGTGTATAGTTATTTTTTAAAGTCCCATAAGATGGAACAACTTGTTTAAGAGGCCCTTTCTTTGATTTCTTAATGGACAAGTAGTCTCTAGGAGGTTCAATTCCGTTTGTGGCATTGCACACAACGGAACTGCTCTCCGATGGCATTTGTGCTGACAATGTTGAGTGCCGTAAACCGTACTCATTGATAGATGCTCTAAGAGATTCCCAGTCATGTGCTAAAGGTTGAGAACAAATCTCGTCTACGTCTTTCTTATATGTATCAATTGGTAATATCCCATCGGCATATTTGGTACGTCCAAAGTTCTCACAATGTCCTTTCTCTTTAGCAACTTCATTAGATGCCTTGAGAAGATAATATTGGAAAGACTCAGAAAGTCCATGAACTGCATCCCATGCCTCCTGCGAATCATATTTAAATCCAAGTTTAGCAAGGTAATGTGCAAGACCAATGAATCCTACCCCAAGACTTCTACGTGCCTTTGTGGCTCTTTCTGCTGCTATTACAGGGTAGTCCTGATAATCTATCAGTTCTTCTAGTCCTCTTACCGCCAGATCACATAATTCTTCTAACTCTTTATCTGAATTAACCTTACCCACATTAATTGCACTTAAAATACAAAGAGCAATCTCCCCTGTATGATCATCAATATGTTGAAGAGGATATGTAGGAAGAGTGATCTCCTGACATAAGTTACTCATCTCAATCTTATCTTTAAATGATGAATGACTATTACAGTGATCTATATTCATGATATAGATTCTTCCAGTCTCTGCCCTCTCCTTTAATAAGTTGAGGATAAGTTCTTGGGCTCCGATGGTGGTTTTAGGGATGGATTCATCTGCTTCGTAACGGCAATATAACTCATCAAACCTATCGGTCCCAAAACTCGCATACAAGTTAGGACAATCATGAGGGGAAAATAACGTGATTTCCTTATTTTGGATAAAACGTTCATAGAATATCTTACTTAACTGGATGCTGTAGTCGAGTTTTCTGACTCTGTTGTCTTCTGTTCCTTTGTTGTTTTTGAGGACGAGGATGTCTTGGATTTCTTGATGCCAGATAGGAAAGTGGA